GAACTGAGGTTGCATCACATCCTTAATCTTGTCGAAAATCTTCTTGCCATACTTGTACAAGAACACCTTACCCTCGTTCTGAGGATTGGCTGAATCCTTGATGACAAGAATGTTGGAAATGTAAGTGAGCTTACGCTTCTGCTTCCGAGCAATTTCCTTGTTGCTCTCAATGCCAGAGTTCCACAACTCGTTGTTCAGCTCAGAAACAGGATCCGGAAGATTCAATGTGGTCAAGCTGTTCTCAATGTACCAGCGACCTGAAGGACCTTGGAATCCATGATTCCAGATACGTACCCAAGGAAGCTCTTCTCCCTTTGGCGGCGGCAAGAACCGAATCACGGCGTAACCATTGCCTGCCTTATCTACTGCCGGGCTCCAGAACCGGTCATCATCACGGCGTTCACCTGAAGCGGGCTTTGCAATCTTTTCAACCTCCTTCATGAGGCTATCGAAGTTGCCACGATTCTTGCGTAAATCTGATAAACTACTGAATGTCATTGTATTTCTCCTTGTATGACGGTGTATGAAACGGTGTGTGTAATGTATGTACTGCCATTACGATTTAGTACTCCTCATCAAACTCATAACGAATGTTGTCCCCATAATCTTCATCCTCATCGTCTAGCATATCATAGATAGCTTTTCGATGCTTACCAAACTTATCCTTTTCAATTCTCTTAGGCTTTTTAAATTCACGGTAATCATCATCATAATCTGAATCACGAAACTTACGCATAAAACGCCTTACTTGTAATCATTGAAAATTTGTCCTTGTCTATTTTTATAAAGGGTGAATACTTATAAATGGTTCTTGAAACTGAAGTCCAAACGGGGTCTAACACAAGTTGTTCATCTACTACAGTTATAAATCTATACAATTTATTTAGAATAACAAGTGTTTCTAGCCGACATTTTTTACCACAATATGCCTTCAGTATCACCGGATGTCCAGAAGAACAATCCCAGGCATCCTCTACGTTAACCACTTGACTTGCAAGATATTCCACATCTTGTTTATATGTGTAGGTGAGACTATCTTGAATTTTTTGCCATTCCAGATATACTTCATGCCCCTGTGGTTCATATAAGGCACCCCATTCACTACCATTCAAAAAGTTTGCCACCAAATAACCCATGAAAGCATCTTCATTGTAATTATAGGTTTTCATCATTTTCTGCAAATGCTTACCAAATTTTTCTTTTACCCCTGACTTTGGCGATTTAGGTGGCACACCGTTCCGTATATCATAATTGTCAGTTGTAAAATGTAGGCGCAAGGCGGTGTACAACTTATATGCGCTTTCTGTATTCATACAGGTAATTTGGCAGTTTTCTTTAAAAGATTTGCTTCTTCAGCTTCAGCTTGAATTTTTTCTTTCAAAGAATTTGAAATCATTGATGCAATGGCAACCGGATCAATGTCCTTATCTGAACAATATTCAAGTAATGTTTCCATACAACCAATCTTTCGTCGGATTGCCTCACGTTCGATGAAGATGGAAAAATCTTGACTATTGGTAAATTCTTTGGTTATTAAATATTCCACTGATAATTCATTGGACTTATTTTTTTCAGCTTTCTTTTTCATATAGTTGAATAAAAAATGTGGTTTCCAATTTGAACAATTCTTTTTGCAAATGTCCACTTGGGTTGGATGCTTGTGTTATGAAAATACAAGGCATTCTCTAAACTAACAACTTTTTTATTGTTTGTCAATACATCACGTGCAATTTCCAAAGACTCGTTGTATATTTTTCTATTAAATTTGGCCTTAGGTCCACAGGTCCAAGAAAATTGGCACCCGCGGGAATTTCTTTGATATACAACACCACATATGGTTTTAGGAAATCTAGGGTGTTGAACACGATTCATTGTTACAGTTGCAACAGCCAATTTACCCAAATAAGGTTCGGCTGGAGCTTCATAGTAAATGTTTTTAGCCAAACAGGATAAATCTTCCTGTGAAATGGAAACTGTTTTATTAATTTCAGGTAACTTCTTCAATCCAACTGAATTCGGAACAAGTACCAACAATGCTATGATTAACAACGACAAATATTTCTTCATATTACCTCCTGTATGAATGAAATATAACAGCTATACCATTTATGTCAAGTACTGAAATGGATAATTTAATATCTTGTAATCATCATAAAACATATTTTCAACTGTCCTCACAAAACGTTCATCGGAAAAATCCAAATGACTTAGCAAATCTTTTTTTGATGAATTTTCATGAGGTAAAAGTGAAATGTCATATCCTAAATTTTTTTCTATCCAAGTATTGAATTCTTCAATATTTTCATATTTGAACCACATGACCTTAGGATGGTACATATATGACATTTGTAAATGGAAAAAAGATTTTGCGAAGAAAGGTTCTGGTGTATTAAACAAATCTTCGTACATCACGTTAACATCACAATTTTTTCCAAAAAAATTATTTAAATAATTCACACAGGAATCCATGTTTTCAAGAAAAGAAACATCAACTGTTTTTTCTTTAGAATAAGATTTTAAATGATGTAATCCTGAAATAAATCGTGTTAAAGGATGACGAACCACAGTTATACCTGGTAATTTATCTTCATATAAATTACATAAATGCAAATAGGTATAATGAGTGTGAAGTTGTCCTAATGCAGGATCATGTATTTCGCACCCCACCTTTCCTTTATAATAATTTAGGAAGAAATTTAAATATGAAACGGTGGCTGTTCTGGGTATTTTAATCCAAAAATATTTTTCACCTGTTAATAACGAAGATAAAATCATAATTATGTGCTAGCACATGGTCCATTCCAATATGATACACAAGAACAATAAGCCAGAGATTTTGTGGCTTGTAACCCTCCACAAGTAGATGGACAATTTCCTTGATAACAATAACCTAATGCAGGTGTGACTGTGTTTGTGGTGGTATTTCTTGTGTAATATTCAGGTAAGTCTGATTCTGATAATTCCGTAGGTGATGTTTCATATACGTGAACAATGAAGCGGCAATATGCAACTTGAATGCTATCCTCAGTCAACGCCTCTACATATACCATGTACTTTTTAGATGGTAAATCACTGGGCGGTGCAAATGTGATAACGTTAGTTTCTGTATTTAAAGTTACCCAGTCAGGTGCAACTCTTGTTGTGCGTCCTGTGCTAAATTCTTCGATGCTTAAGCGAGCAATCGGAGCCGAAGAAGCAGTAATGATAGTGAAATCTTTTGTTGTTCCCTTTGGTACATAAATTTTATCACTTTCTTCAGTATAATTGGGTTGCATAAAAATGCCTGTCCAAAAAACACATTGAAGTAATTTATTAGGAGTTGTCTGATATATGGTTTCATTTCTGAAAAGCAAATCAGGCATTGCACGCTCTAAAACTTCAGTTTGAATTTCTGCTGCTGTCTTTTCTGGATATTCCACAATGTATTGAGCAATAACACCTGATGTTATGGCTGAAGCCAATGATGTACCTGATTCTGTTCCGATAGAACCATCAGATTTTGCACATGACACATCAATACCAGGAGCGGTAATGTCAACTTCAGGACCATAATTGGAACCTAATCCACTTCCCCAACCAATAACTCTATCATATGCATCACAAGCACCTACACCAATGACGGTATCAAGACCTACGGGTGAATAATTATCAGCTGCCTGCATAGTGTTTCCAGCGGCAGCCACAACAATTAATCCGTTACTTTTCAATTCTGCAATTTTTGTGTCAAGAACTTGGCTCTTTTCAATGGTCCATGAGCAGTTCACAACTTTTACTACATTAGGTGTTAACATATGGTCAGAAAGAATGGCATCAAATGCTTGTAGCAAAGTTGTATTTGTAACTCCAGCACCATAAGGAATCTTTACAACTTTCAAATTGGCTTCTTTGGATGCTCCTAATGTTTGACCAACAATCACACTGGCCATTGATGTTCCGTGACCCAATGGATCTGAAAAATCATTGTTATAGCTCCACAAATTTGAAATATTGGAGCCTACAAATTCTGGGTGTGTTGCATCAATACCAAAATCAACAAGATAAATGGTGGTATTGGCGCCATTGTTTTTAGGTAAATATAATGGACGTAAAGGTAATTGCTGAATTGAAATTCTTTGCAAATGCCAATAGCTACAAGGAGTGGTTGTAACCGTTACTTCTTGTTCATATGAAATCACACCCGCAACTGAAATAAAATCTTCATTTT